AGACTGTATAAGGATATTAAGAATATCTAACACTAAGGGAGAGGACTCGTGTCCCTCCCTTTTTGTTTTTGGATAATTCCCAAAAATTTGGTATATTATTATTGAGGACCTTTGTCTTCAAATTTATATAAACTATTAAAGTTTACACTAATGGCAAGCAAACATCAGCTAAGTTTAGAGCTGCCTGATACTAACAATATTAAGGTTTTACGTATCTTTGATACCAGCATATATGCTGACGGAGTTGGAAAAGACTGCGGTATTCTAAGTATTACTTCTCCAGGATTTAATCTTCCTGTAAATATTGAGATGTTACCTGGATTTAACACCACACTAACAGCCTGTACTTTGGGTTTACAAAAGACAGGATGTAGTGAAGCAGTGCAACCACTTCCAGATGGTATATATGTTATTAATTATTCTATGTCTCCAAATAGTGTAGTTCAGGTGGAATATAACCATCTTCGTGTTACACAAACTGTGAACAGGTATTACAATCTTATGTGTGAACTAGAGATGGGTGCTTGTGAACCAGATGCAGACATAAAAGAAAAACTTATAGAATTAAGATTGATAAAAAGTTTTATAGATGCAGCCAAGGCTAAAGTGGAATACTGCCATAGTCCTGAAGCAGGTATGGAACTATTGTTATACGCAAAGAAAAGATTGGATAAGATTACCAACGGACTTTGTGGAACAAACTGTTAAAACTCACTAAAAACCAAATATAATGAGACAGTGTTCAAATTGTGGAACCCAAATCTCCTGCGGATGCCAAGATAGAATAGCATCTAACGGAATCAGAGTTTGTGCAAATTGCATATCTTTGTACGAACAACAGTTAATTAATCAGATTAAAACTCAAAATGAGAACGTATCTACAGAACAGAGTTAAATATAATAAGCAGTTTGCTGATGTAATGCACCGTCTGTATAAGCAGATGCGTTACGGTATTGACTCTTGTAAGCCAGACCAAGACAACCAACTTATCTCTATGAGAAAAGAGTTAGTTGAATGGGAAGCTAATGAGGATGATGGAGCTCTATCTGAAACTAAAATCCAACTTAAAACCTGGCTTGGCGTAAAGTATGATGATGTATTATACTCTAAAGGAGGCACAGGTTTTTTTGTATCTGAAGATGGAAGAGGTCCTGCTGTAGGTTTAAACTATATGGGTACGCAACAGTCTGGTCAAAATATTATAGAGATTAACTCTGGTGGATGTATTACTAGAATTAACTTAAATCCTGCCATTACTATTAATCAAAATAGTTCTTTTGTTTTTACACAAGCAACAGCTGCTACTATGTGGGACATAGTTCATGGAATGAGCTTAAATCCTAATGTACGTATAGAAGACTTAACTGGTGTAGATATTGTAGGAACTATTGATTATATAGATAACAACAGACTTAAGATTTACTTTAATCAACCCGTAGCCGGTAAAGCATACTTATCATAATGGCATTACAGAGAATATATGTAGACTACGATTTTAATAAGAATAGTATTCTTAATGCTAAGCTACAACCTGTAACAACTACAGAAAGAAATGCTTTAGCGTCTGGATATAATTCTAATGACAGTGGTATTATTGTATATGACACTACATTAAAACTAGTATACGCATGGGATGGTAATCAATGGGATCAGGTAAGTTTATCTGACACTCAACTTTCTCAAATAGCTGAGGCTTTTAATAAAACAGTAGTTGACATCACTGTAACTGCTGATAATGAAAATAGAACTATTATCCTTACGTATAGAGATACACTTTCTATACAAGAGACTTATAAGTTTTCTCACATTCATAATCAAACAGTGTCTAGTTCCACGTGGAGCATTACGCATAATTTAAATAAATACCCAGCCGTTTCTATAGTGGATTCTAGTAATGCAGAAGTTATAGGAGAGGTAGAATATACAAACTCTAATTCATTAACAGTTAAATTTTCTGCACCATTTAGTGGGAAAGCATTTTTGAACTAATTATAAAATATAAATATCATGTCTAAAAAGTTTTTAACAAATCTGGACCTCACCAAAAATCAGATTTTGAATGTGGCCATCCACAATTTAAGTAGTGCTCCTGCATCTCCCGTAACAGGTCAGGTGTATTTTGACACTACAGATAAGCGTATTTACTTCTGGGATAGTTTAGCCTGGGTGGATATGTCTGGTGATATCCAAGATGTTCTTGGTGGAGCCGGTCTTACAGCCTCTACATCAGCTAATGGTGACGTGGTTACTCTTGATGTAAACGTAGATAATGCTACAATTGAGATTAACTCAGATACACTAAGAATTAAAGATCTTGGTGTAGTGACAGCTAAGTTGGCAGATTCTGCAGTTACCACTGTAAAGATTAATGCTAATGCTGTAACGTTTGCTAAACTACAACAGCTTAATAACTTAACAGTTATTGGTAATGTATCTGGAGCAGCAGCTAACGCAGCTGAGGTGACCATCATTACAGATATGGCTAACTCTAGTAGTTCTACATTAGCTACATCTACAGCAATCAAAACATACATTGATGCTAACGTAGGTAGTCTTGGTAATTTAGAAGGAGCTTGGGATGCATCTAGTGGTTCGTTTCCAGTAGGTTCTAGCCCCGTGGCTGGCACCAAAGCTGGTGACTATTGGTATGTATCAGTAGCAGGAACAACTGGCAGTGTAGCCTTTAATGTAGGTGATGTAATTGTTGCTAAGATTAATGCAGCTTCAACATCAGTAGCTACAGACTGGATTCAATTAGAAGTAAATAGAGATCAAGCTACTACAACTGTATTAGGATTAGTGTTTATTGCTACAAACGCAGAAACACAAACTGGTACAGACACTGTAAAAGCTGTAACTCCTTCTGCTTTATCTGCTCGTACTGCTACAGAAACTCGTACAGGTATTGCAGAGATTGCAACAGATGCTGAGTTAACAACTGGTACAGATGATACTAGAATTGTAACTCCTGCAAAATTAAAGACTTATTTAGATAACAGAACTGGTGGTTATGCTGCAAACATTGGAGGTGCTGGCACTTCTTATGCTTTAACACATGGCTTGAACACTATTGATGTAATCGTGATGATTAAAGATAATACAACATTAGAAGAAGTTATGACAGATGTAGTTATAACTGATGTCAACACAGTAACTGTAAGTTTTGCTGTAGCTCCTTCTGCCAATGCGTATCGTGTAATTATCAAGAAATAATAAACTCTGAATGAAATTTCTATCTGACATACTAGCTAAAGCTGGTCTGACAGTAGATGGTGTAGTTACACTTAACAATACTGCTACTGGTCAAACACCTGATGCTAACGACAACTCTACCAAGTTGGCTACAACCGCTTGGGTTAGAGGGTTTGTTACACCCTATTCTTTACCGATAGCGTCTAGTGTCACCCTTGGTGGTATTAAGATAGGTAGTGGTTTAGCTATTGATGGAACAGGTGTTGTATCTATAACTACAACTGGTACAGGATCTATTAAGTCTACACAAACTTTTACTGCTACAGCAGCCCAAACTGTATTTACTATATCAGGTGGTTATACTGCTGGACTTATTGATGTATTCTTAAACGGTGTATACTTATCTCCTAATCAAACTACAGCTACCAATGGTACTACAGTTACATTAGCTGACGCAGCTTCATCTGGAGATATTATAGATGTTATTATAACAAGTCCTATTTATCAAGGATCTGTAATTACCACTGATCAACTTCCTGAAGGATCTACCAATCTATATTACACTAATGCTCGTGCAAGAGCTGCTATATCATTAACCACCACTGGTACAAGTGGATCTGCCACTTATAATAGTTCAACAGGAGTGTTGAACATTCCTAGTTATATAGGAGGTGTTGTATCAATATTTGGAAGAACAGGTACAGTGGTTGCAGTGAGCGGTGATTACACCACTACACTAGTAACTGAAGGAACTAATCTTTATTACACAGATGCAAGAGCTCGTGCTGCTATTAGCGTAACTGGTTCTGGATCTTATGATTCTGCCACTGGTATTATCACTATAACAGGAGGTGTTACATCATTCAATACAAGAACAGGAGCTATCACTCCTACTTCTGGGGATTACACTACGGCACTAGTTACTGAATCTGGTAACCTATATTACACTGATGCTAGAGCTAGAGCAGCAATCAGTTTAACTACCACCGGAACTTCTGGTGCAGCTAGTTATAACAACACAACAGGTGTTCTTAATATACCACAATATCAAGGTGGTGTTACTAGTTTCAATACTCGCACGGGTGCTATTACGCTTACATCTTCTGATGTAACTACAGCTTTAACATACACTCCTGTAACAAATGCTAGAACATTAACTATTAATGGTGATGCATATGATTTAACAGCTGACCGTACATGGACAATTGGTGTCACTCCTTCTGCTAGAACAATACAAACTTATACAGCTACGGCTGCTCAAACTACATTCACTGTAACGGGTGGATATATAGTGGGACTTGTAGATGTGTTTATAAATGGTGTTAGATTAACATCAGCTGACTTTACAGCAAGTAATGGAACCACTGTAGTGTTAACTACAGGAACTGGTGTAAACAATATTGTTGATGTAATAAAATATACATCAGCATTTACAGCTACTAATGCATTAAGACAAGTAACTAATTTTACAGCCACTGCCGGTCAGACTAGCTTTACAGTTAGTTACACTCCAGGATTAATAGATGTATTCTATAACGGATCTAAATTAGTAGCTTCTGAATATACAGCTAGCAATGGTACAACTGTTGTATTAGCTAATGCTGCTGTTCTAAATGACTTATTAGAAATCATATCATATTCCTACACAGTAGGAGCATATAGTGGATTATCTACAACAAGAACTCTTACTATAAATGGTACTAGTTACGATTTATCAGCAGATAGAACTTGGACTATTACTAATGCATCATTAGGTGCACAACCACAACTTAACGGAACTGGACTAGTAAGAATGTCTGGTACTACAGTGAGTTATGATAATGCTACATATGCTACAGAGTCTTATGTTACAACAGCTGTAGCTAACTTAGTAGATGCCGCTCCTGCTACATTAGACACACTAAACGAGTTAGCAGCTGCCCTCGGAGACGATCCTAACTTCGCCACTACAATAGCTACAAGTATAGGTACTAAACAACCTCAGTTAAATGGTACTGGATTTATAAAAGCTAGTGGAACTACTATTACATATGATAACTCAACTTATGCATTAGATAGTGCAGTTGTAAAACTAACTGGTATACAAACTATATCAGGTGTAAAAACATTTACTGGAGCTGGTAATACATTTACTCAAAATACTAATTTTCTAGATAGAATTTATTTAAAATCTTCTAGTACAAATGATTATACAAATTTAAGTGGACATACTAACCAATTATTAGTTGGAGTAATTGGAGCTACACATATCTTATCCTTTCCAGAAAATACAAACTATACTTATACTTTTCCAGCTGCGTCTGGTACAGTAGCTTTTACTAGTAACTTATCTTCTTATCTTCCTCTATCAGGGGGAACTTTAACAGGTGCATTGAGTGGAACAAGTGCTACATTCTCTAGTAGTGTACAAACAACTGATTTAAGATATAGTAGTAGTGGTTTTTTAACTTATGGTACAGGTACAGTAGGTACAGAAACCTTTACTATTAGAAATGGTGCTGCAAGTCCTGCTTTAACAATAGCTTACGGAGGAGCAGCTACATTTTCAAGTAGTGTAACTGCAAATAGTTCAATAATTTCAACTACTATTTATGGAGGTACATTTAAAGCTTATGATGGAACAAACTTTGTAAACTTTGGAAGTTACTTTAATACAATAGGTAGTGGTAATTCTTATGATGGCGTAATTTATACAACTCACGCTTCAAGTGCTTTGTATTTAATGACAGGAGGAAGTGTTACACCAAAACTTACCATTACTAGTGGAGGATATTTAGGAATTGGATCAAATAATCCTGCTAGAATTTTATATACAGTAGGCGTTTCTGGTGGTGCTGAATGGGTTTTAGAAGATACTGGATCTAGTATTAATCAAAAGAAGTTTAACGTTGTTGTCTCAGGTAATAAAACTCAATTTAGAGTATTAAATGATGCTAATAATGGAGGTACTGTTTGGCTTACAACAGATAACTCAAATGGATTTGTAGGTATAGGTAGTATAGCTCCTGCAAGAAGATTAACAGTTCAAAATGCAGCAGATGACGGAACTCTACAAATTAGAATGCAGGGACCTGCGGATACAACAAGTTATTGTGAAATAGGTAGAGAATCAGCTAGTACAGGAGACTTTAGAATTAATGTATCTAGAACAGGTACAGTTATAAATGCTTTAAGAATATCAGATACTACAGGTAATGCTACTTTTTCAAGAAACATTGGATTAAATGGTGCTACTCCAAGAAATTATTTTTATTCAGGAGTAAATAATGCAGGGGTAAATCTTGGTGGGTATACTGATATATTTACATTGTCTAATCAATCATTATACATAGGAACAAATATGTATTATGATAATGGTTGGTTTAGACCAAATACTGGATATGCTGCAATGATTGAATTAGTTGGTAGTTCAGGAGCAATTAATTTCTATAACCAAACAACAGGAACAGGAGGTTTATCTATAACTCCTAACCCAACAATGGTTCTTAATGGAATAGGTAACTTAGGTGTAGGAACTATTAGCCCATCAGGAAGACTTGGAGTACAAACAACTGGTGCTGATGGATTTGTAATGGAACCTGATCTTGGCTCAGTAAATAACTCAGGTAGAATATTTTTTAAATCATCTGTTCAAACATATGGTTTATTTAATAACTCAGCTGATTTAAGATTGACGTATGATGCTGTACCTGGAAATACTTCAGGAACATCTTTAGCTAGATTTACAAATACTGGAAAGTATTTTAGAATGGAAGCAGGTACTGGTGGTATACAATTTGGAGGAGATACAGCAGCTGCTAATGCATTAGATGATTATGAAGAAGGTACTTGGACACCTGTAATGACTTGTGGTTCCGGTAGTGCTTCATATGCTTATCAGTTAGGCTGGTACACAAAAATAGGTAGAGTAGTTACTATTACTTGGTTTATAGCTTTTACAAAAGGTAGTTTATCAGGTGGTACAGTTGGTTTAGCTAACCTTCCTTTTAGTCTTATGGGTGGTACTTTTTATCCTCAATGTGCAGTATTATTTGATAATCTTTCTACAGTTACAAATAATATAACACTACAAGGAGATAATAATGCTGCATCAGGTACTTTTATTGAAAATAATGGTGGAACTACAGATCATGCAGGTTTAGCAACTTCAAGATTAGGTTCAGGTACAATGGCATGTAGAGGAACTTTAACATATTTTACAGCATAATTTAAAAACAAATATAATGGCTTTAACAGAAATAACTAAAGTAGATCAAATAGGATTAGTAGAAAATAATTCTATACAAATTCGTACAGCTACTATAATTGAAAGAGATGGAACAGAAATTTCTAGATCTTTTCATAGGCATGTTGTAGCTCCTGGTGATGATATATCTAATGAAGATCCAAAGGTACAAGCAATAGCAAATGCTATTTGGACAGAAGAAGTAATAACGGCTTACTTATCTATTTTAGAACAAAATATTTTATAAGATAACTAATGAGCAAGAATACAAACATATCAGAATTAATTAACTACATCTCTTATGATGGTAGTGGTAATGTGGTATTTACTACTGTATCAGCCGCTACTACTAATACTGATAAGTTCTTAGTATCTGATGCTGGTGTACTAAAGTTTAGAACAGCTGCTCAATTATTATCTGATATAGGATCTCAACCTGCTTTATCAGGAACCGGCTTTGTAAAGATAAGTGGCACCACTATATCATACGATAATAGTACTTACGCCACACAAACTTATGTTGGTACAGCAATAAGTAATCTAGTAGATTCTTCTCCAGCAACACTAGACACTCTTAATGAACTAGCCGCTGCTTTAGGAGATGATCCAAACTTTGCTACAACAGTGGCAACTAGTATTGGAACTAAACAGCCACAACTAAACGGTACAGGCTTTGTAAAGGTAACGGGAACTACAGTGTCTTATGACAACGCTACATATCTAACAACAGGTACAGCATCATCTACTTATTTACCTCTTGCTGGTGGTACGCTTACAGGTGCATTAGCTGGTACTACTAGTGCATGGAATGGATATGCTATTAATGCAACTCCACCTTCAGTAGGAACAGCTCAAACATTTGTAAGATATATAAACGCAGGTTCAGACTGGTACATAGGATCAGAAAGTTCTATTGCAGGTGGTTTTTTTGCTGGAGCATCAGCTTATGCAAGTGTACTCTTTGGTCAAAATCCTTTTCAGTTTATTACTGGTGGAGTAAAGAGATTTGAAATAGCAACAGGAGGTATTACATCTACTGTTGGTTTTACAGGTACAAGTGCTACTTTTAGCGGCAATGTTAGAATTAATGCACCTATTAGTGGAACTAATAAATTAATATTTGGTATTGTTGGTACTGATTATTCTTGGTTAGAATATAATGATGCTACAGGTAATATAGGATACTCATCAAAATATAGTCATATATTTTATGGCGGAGGAGTAGGAACTACTCAAATTTTATCTTTAGCTAATAATGGAGTAGCTACGTTTAGTTCAACAATTATTGCAGGAAATAGTGCAAATAGTTCTAGTGCTGAAAGTTTATTCCTTAAAGGAAAAGCAATTACTTCAGGAGGAGCAGGTCCATATGGAGATTATGGTTCTATAGTTTTAAGTGCTGATAGTAGTTATACAAGTGGGGCAAGAAGATATTTAATAACTAGTGCATATAGTTCTAATAGATTTGGTATTATACAAAGTGTAGACTCAACAACTACACCAACGCTAGGTGATGCTGGAGCTATAAGTTCAGGTAATCTTATTTTTCATATTCTTAATACTGGAGCAGCAGTATTTTCAGTTCCATTAAGTGGAACTAGTGCTACTTTTTCTAGTACTATATCTGCAGCGGGTGGTATTAGTACAACAGGTTCTTTTACTTCAACAGTTAGTGGAACTTCTGAATTAAGATTACAAGGAGGAGCTTATGGTGGTAATTACAATACATCACTTAGATC